GTTCCGCCTCATCGCTTTTTATCCGTATGAGCCAAAAATCAAACGACCGTTTTACTTTTCCGCACATAAAATGACCAAAGCATCCCAAAAGTTTCCCCCTCCGAAAGTAATCGCCGTCGATGTTGACGGCACTTTGCACATTCGCGGCGAGCCAAATCTGCGGTTGATCGAATGGATCAGGATCAAGAAATCTGAGGGGTTTTTCCTGATGCTCTGGTCATCTCGGGGCGAGTCAAACGCGAGAAAATACGCGGAGCTGTTTGGGGTGACTGACCTTTTCGACCTGATTTGCTCCAAGCCTGGGTGGATCGTCGATGACAAGGGATGGAGATGGACGCAATACACCCGGATCGTTAGCCATGTTTTACAGGACCAAGACAACCAACCGGACATTGAAAACCTATGAAAATTGAACAACTACCCACCGCCGACCTGATCCCCTACGCCCGCAACACGCGCACCCACTCGCCCGAGCAGGTGGCGCAGATCGCCGGAAGCATCCGCGAATTCGGATTCACCAACCCCGTCTTGATTGATGCCGACAACGGCATCATCGCCGGTCATGGCCGGGTCATGGCTGCGAACAAGCTCGGGCTGAAGGAGGTCCCTTGCATCCGGCTGGGGCACCTGACCGACACGCAGAAGAGGGCCTACATCATCGCCGACAACAAGCTGGCCCTGAACGCCGGGTGGGATGAGGAGATGTTGGGGTTGGAGCTTGCAGACTTGCGGGAGGCAGACTTTGACCTCGGGTTGACGGGCTTTGACGCAGAGGAAATCGAGACAGCATTGAACCCGGATGAGCCGAATTTTGAGCCAGGAACAGAAGATGACCAAGGCAAGCTCGATGAGAAGAACCCGATTGAATGCCCGCATTGCCACAAGTTTTTCACGACATGAAACCTGTTCTCAAAATTGACTGGGCAACGCATGAGGCAGCGAGGTATGCCGTGGAGAACTGGCATTATTCGGAATCAATGCCAGCCGGAAAGCTAGTCAAAGTCGGTGCATGGGAAAACGGAAAGTTTATCGGCGTGGTTCTTTTCGGCAGGGGTGCAAACAACAACATCGGCAAGCCTTACCGATTGGATCAAACCGCAGCATGTGAGCTTGTGCGGATTGCGCTTACAAATCACATCACGCCAGTTTCCAAAATTGCGGCGATTGCCATGCGCTTCCTTAAATCCAACAGCCCTGGCCTGCGCCTAATTATTTCCTACGCAGATCCATTGCAGGGACACCACGGCGGCATTTATCAGGCAGGGAATTGGCTCTATTGCGGCAAATCAAGTCCCCAACCAGCCGTCATGTATCATGGCAAGGTGATGCACAAGCGGACAGCGCGTGATAAATTTGGGAGCATTGAAGGAATGAAGAAAAGCCCAGTCACATCAAAACACAAATACCTCATGCCACTTGACAATGAGATGAAAAAGCAGATTCTCCCATTGGCGAAAGCCTACCCTAAACGCGCCGGAAGTGATACTTCGGACACGCCAGCTTTCCAAGCTGGAGAGGGCGGTTCACTACCGACCCCGGCGCTCCACTCTAAACCTTCGCCTAACCCATGAGCGCGAAGAAGTCACCAGCGAAGAAGGAGGCACCAGCCGCACCCAAGGTGGCGCAGGCCGACACCACGCAACTCTGCCGCTTGTTCAACCTGACCAGCGCACGCATCGGGCAGCTTGCCAAGGACGGCATCATCTTCAAGACCGAGCGCAACCAATACGACCTCTGGCGCAGCGTGCGCGGTTACATCGAGTTCTTGCAGAAATCCAAGACCGAAGGCGCGAGCCACATGGAGCGCAGCGGCACGACCGGCGATCCGCAGGAGTTGGAGGAGCTGGTGCGGCAGGTCAAAGCTGCTCGCACCTACAACGACGCCCGTACGCTCAAGGTCCAGATCGACGCGCTCCGGGCTGGCTATGCGCTGGAGGTCGAGCAAGAGCGGTATTGCTCGATTGCCCAGATCGAGGACGGCATGGACGGCATTGCCGCCGTAGTGCGGAACGCGATCAAGAGGATGGAAGCAGACCTTCCGCCGATGCTTGAAGGGCTGGAGGCATCCGGCATGAAACGACTAATTGCGGAAAAATCCGCGCAGGTAATCCAAATCATTTACGATGAAGGTGAGCGAATCAAAGCGCCAATTTCTGGAGAAATCCCGACGCATTAAGCGGGCATTTTTCAAGAACTTCCGGCCACCCAGCGACCTAACGCCTGCCCAATGGGCAAGCGACCGAGTTGTTATTCTCGACGGACTGACCCCGAAATACTCGACGGTGAACGCACCGTGGCAGACCGAGCCGTTGAACATCATCTCAGATCCCGAGGTGAAGGAGGTTGTCTACCTCGCGCCCATCGGAACCGGCAAAACGACATTTATGGAGGCGGGGCTGTGCTACATCATCGCGGAAGACCCTGGGCCGACCTTGCTGGTGGGCCAGACCGATGATGACCTCAAGGACTGGGCGGAGACGCGGATGGACTACGCGATCATGAACACGGCGGAAACCGCTGCACTGCTACCCCGCGACCGGCACAAGAAACGGAAAATGGAAATCCTGTTTCCGTCGATGTCCCTGTTCCTCACCGGCGCGAACCTCAGCGGACTCCAGTCAAAATCTATGCGGCGGGTGTTTTGTGACGAAGCGTGGCAGTATCGCCCCGGCATGCTCAATGAAGCGCGTGGCCGATTGCACGACCGATGGAACCGGCAGTTCTTCATCCTCTCGCAAGCGGGCGTGAAGGGCGATGACCTCGACAAAGCGTGGGGAGATTCCGACCAGCGCGAGTTCAGCTTTTCCTGCCCGGACTGCGGCACCGTCCAGCCTTGGAAATGGTGCAACGTCGTCGGCTATGAGGACGACACCCTAGAGCCTCTGGCGCGGGCGCAGCTAGCCAAGCTGAAATGCGACAACGCGGAATGCGATTGGACATGCCCGGACTCACCGCAACCACGCCGGGCGCTGGCCGAGGGCGGGCGATACGTTGCGACTGCGGTCGGCATACCGGGGCATGTCGGATTCCATTACAACGTGCTGGCCAACTGGCGCAAACCGCTCTGGGAGATCGTCCTGCTGTGGCTGGATGCCAAGGCTGCTATGCGGGTCGGCAACGTGGACCCGCTCCGGCAGTTCATCCAGAAGCGACTCGCCGAGACGTGGGAAGAAGACCTGACTGACAACCGCACGGCGCTGGTCGGCAATGGCTACCTTGTCAGTGAGTTCACCGCCGGACAGAAGATCGAGGAAGAGGCGCATCGGTTCCTGACTGTGGACAAGCAGCGCGACCACTTCTGGGCAGGCGTGCGGGCATGGCGGGCGAACGGTGAATCAATGATGCTGTGGTATGGCCGCATCGAGACGTTCGACGGCGTCCATGACCTTGCGCTACGGTATCAGATCAAACCGCAGATGGTCTTTGTCGATGCCGGCTATGACACCGACCAGGTCTATTCGGCATGTGCGCGGATGAACTGGACGGCGCTTCACGGCAGCGGGCAGAAGTCATTTGCCTACAAAAAACAGAACGGCGACGTGATCCACAGACCATTCACTCGATTCCAAGACGCGACAGCCAGCAGCGGCGGGAAAGCCAGATACTCACACTGGGCGAGCGACCGCATCAAAGATATCCTTCACGCGCACCGCACCGGGATCGCCGGATCGTGGGACATCCCGGATGACGTGTCGCCGGATTTCCTCAAGCAGATTGACAGTGAGATCAAAAAGGAAATCACCAACTCCAAGACCAAGCAGGTCGAGTATCGCTGGACGCGAACCCGCAACAATAACCACGCCTGGGATGTTGAGGCGATGCAGATCGTTGCCGCTTTGATGCTCAAGCTCATTCCAGGTTTCGACGTATAACCCTTCATTTTTGACATCCCGCCGCCTTCGATGGCCGGGAACTCGAGAGAAGTTGCAGAAAATCTTTTTCACTACGCACGGGGAGACGCTGGACGCATCGCCGCGATCCAGTCGGCGTTTGATTCGGCCATGGCTGGTGCTCTAACCAAGGGCGGTATGGACAGCATCACCGGCGCGATGAAGAACGGCGTGCAGATGAGCAAACTGGTTGGACTCAACGAACAGGACCGCCAGACAGCTCTGCGCATGGCAGTTAATTGGCTCCGCGTCGGATTCATGCCGTGCCAGTCGCGCAGCTACGGGCGCTTTTGACATGCCGAGGTAGGCAATGGCTGGCATCTTAGACGAATTTGGACGCGCGATTTACTCGCAACGCGCAGCCCGTGCAGCGAACGAGAACCGTCATCGGCCATACGAGCCTATCGAGAAAAAGGACATTTCGCAGCTTGTCCCGTCCTATGACCGGGTAACGCTGATGAGTCACGCCCGACGGATCTATTTGAACTTCGGGCCGATCAAAAACGCGATCAACCAACGAGGAATGTATGCGGTCGGTCGCGCATGGGTGCCGACCTACAAGGGCGAAAACGAGGCGTTCGGTAAGGCAGCGACGGATTGGCTGATCAATGGATTTTACCGAATCGGGGACAGCCGGGGCGGCATGCACGACCTCAAGACCAACCTCTTCGTGCTCTGCAAATCCATCGACGTTGACGGTGAGGTGTTCATCCTGCTAACCGAAACGGACAAAGGATATCCGCAATACCAGTGCATTCCCGCGCATCGCATCTCATCCCCGATGGGTTTCGCGAACGACAGCCAAGTACGGGGAGGAACATTGCAAGATGGAATCATTTACTGGCCATCGGGTGAGGCGAAGGAATACGCATTTTGCGACAAGAACGGCAATCTCATCGAATGGCTGGACGCGGCAAACGTCATCCATCTTTACGACACCGAATGGCAATACCAAGGGCGCGGCTTGTCAGGATTGACCCCGTGCATCAACGATTGCCGGGACATGATCCAGTCCAACGAATGGGAGCGCCTGGCCATGCTCCAAATGTCGTCAATCAGCCTCATCGAATACAACGACAAGGGCGGACCAGATCAAGACGACCCCTACAACGCCCTCGTGGGCAACGCGGAAACAGGCAAAGGCATCACCGTCGAAAGTATGGACGGCGGCACCGTGCGATATTTCAAGAGCGGATCCGGCGGTAAGATCGAGACGCTGGTGAATAATCGCCCAGGAAATCCGTTCATGGATTTCCACGACCGGCTTTTGAAATCCTCCTTTGCCGCACTCAACTGGCCGGCGGCATTTTACAGCGGACACGGACCCGGCGGCGGCACCGCGCAACGGCTGGAAATCGCGCTTGCCCAACGAGCCATCGAAGACCGGCAGGACATGCTCATGTATGCCGCGAGCCGTCTTGTCGGTTACGCCATCGCCAAGGCTCAGAAGCGCGGTGACCTACCAGCAGCGAACGACTGGTGGAAGTGGGAATTTTCTCACCCGCCGAAACTCACCATTGACGACGGACGTATCACGAAAGAGTTGGAGGCCCTTTGGAAGATCGGAGCTGCCAACATGCGCGACATCGTTTCTATGCGCGGGAAGACCTTGGAAGAACACTACCGGGAACGCGCTCAGGAAGTCGCACTGCGGAAGCTCGCGGCCCGTGAGGCTTCGGAACTCTACGGTGTGCCGGTGGATGATCGCGAAATGTCGATGCTGACTCCCAACGAACAATCGAGCGAACAGATGGCAAAGAAGCCTGCCCTCGAAACTCAAACCCCCAACGAAGATGAATGATTTCCTAACTATCGAAAACCGCAGCGGTAAGCTGACCCTGAACGATGTTGTCCACAAGGACAGCGCCGACAAGCTGATTGACGAACTCGGCAAACTCTACGGCCCGTCTGCGGTCGCCGCTCAAATGTCCATCGGTGACATCGTTTGCAAAGCTGACGATGCGCTTGAGTCGGTCGAAGTCGAAATCAACTCCCCAGGCGGCAGCGTCATGGAAGGGCAACGGATTTACAACGCGCTGCGGGGCATGTCTGCCCGAGGTGTTGCGATCACCACCACCGTCAACGGACGGGCTGCATCCATGGGAAGCGTCATCATGCTCGCTGGGGACACTCGCCAGATGACACGCGGTAGCCGCATTATGATTCACGAGGCCAGTATGGTTTCGTGGGGGGATGCCCGGACCCTGAGGAAAAACGCCGACTTGCTGGAGGGGATTTCCTCCGAAATCGCCACGCTGTATTCCGACCGGACAGGCGGTGACAAAGACGAGATCCGGCAACTCATGTATGCCGAAACATGGATGGACGCAGACAAGGCGAAGGCGCTTGGATTTGCAACCGTCATCATCAAGGACGGCAAAGCCGAGAAACAAGCCAAGTCGAAATTTGACACCGGGCCAAAGAGCATGAGCATTTTTGCTAAACTATTCCCCGGCAATGACGAGGCACTCAAGATCGAGGCTTCTCTGTTGGAAAACGACTCCCTCCGTTCCGACCTTGAATCCGCGCAAGCCCGAATCGTCGAGCTGACCGGACTATCCGAAGCTAACGCCCAACTGCAAACCGATCTTTCGGAAGTGCAAGCCAAGGTCACGGCTTTCGAGACTCAGGCAACCGCCGACGCCGCCAAGATCACCGAGCTGACCGCCGCCAACGAAGTCACCGAAGACAAGATTGCCGCCCGTGCTTCCGAGTTGCTCGCAGCGCAGGGACACAAGGCCCCGGTGAATCTCATCGATGAAAGCAACCTGCCAGAATCTAAGACGCTCGCCCGCGAAGCGTTCAATGCACTCTCTCCATCCGCTCGTCTCGCATTCGTGAAGACCGGCGGCAAACTCTCCTAAATTAAAATCACTCACATCACTAAATCATGGCTAACACCCTATCGAATCTAATCCCCGACGTTTACGCTGCGCTCGACGTAGTGTCCCGCGAACTCGTTGGTGCTCTTCCCGGCGTGTCTCGGGATGCCTCTGCTGACGGCGTAGCCTTTGGCCAGACTGTCCGTGCTCACGTCACCCGCGCCAATAGCGCAGTCGGCGATGTAACTGCCTCTATGGCATTCCCTGCCGCCGCCGATCAGACGATTGACAACAAAACGCTGACCATTTCCAAGTCCCGCTTCGCTCCGTTCTCATG